ATATTCGAGACATCAAGGTCGATGGCGTTCCCATCAAGATGCTCTGATCCTTTTGCGCCGCCAGCCGCATCGTTTGTTGCCTTATCGCGCGCGCCAGAAACTATCGGAACTGACTTGCCGAAAGCGTTTTGTACCGCCTTGAAGCGATTTACAAGTTCCGGCTTTACCCCCGCAATAGAGCCTTTACTAACACGACCGGGCTGGTTACGAGGAATTATTGGAAGGTCTTCACCGTCTGGAAGATTTGCGGCAGGAACGCCATTAAGCTCGTCGTGGAGGACTGCTTTCTTATACTGCGTTGAGCGCAGGACAAGTTCGCCTTCCTTCTTGATACTCTGCTTTTCCGTTTCCGAAAGCGCAGTCGCGTCAACCTTGTCGTTGAATTTCTTCAGTTCAGCATCCGTATTCGCGTCGGACCAGTCTTTGTCGACTGAAAGCTGTCCGGCTGTGAGCGTATCCGCCACGCCCTCTTTAAACCACTTGTCCTGCTGCTGGTACTGGAATTCATACGAGCCCGCGAGAAAGGCTGTTTTCTTCTGAGCAAACTGCGCCTCAACCTTTGCCCGCTGTGAGGGAGGAACTTTCTTCAAAGTGTCCTGGGCAAGGTTGTCGAAAAGCGCCGCATTGCGTTCAGCGATTGTGGTGTCCGCCGGGTCAGCCGCTCGACGTTGTTCCGTCGCGGCCAGATTTAAATTTTGGTCAAACTCTTCCGTCGACTTAATCGCCGAAAACGCATCGACTTGTTCCTGCCGCTGCTGAAGGACCCCGCCGAGTCCCGTCACCGCACCAGCGAGTTGCTGCAGCCCGCCTGCCGCCAAACCTGAACTGTCTTGAAACGAGGCCAACCCCTGCGCTGAGGGCCGGGTCATTCCAGTTACCTTATGCGGAATTTTCATGCGAGCATCCTCGGCTTGGCGTAGGGTTTCATGTAGGAGGGGGAAGCGGTTGGCGAAGCTGAGCCAAGAAGACTGCCGCCCGCGTTAACGAAGCCGGAAAGAAGTGAACCCATCCCGCCGAGTCTCGCCATGCCAGCCGCGGCTGTTTGATTTGCCGCCTCTACCTTGTAATTGTAACTTTCAATTTCCCCGCCCTGTCGAATATTCAGTGTATCTTTTCGCGCGAGAACTCTCGAGGCCCGGCGAATTCTCCTTGACGAGTCACTATTGATTGAAAGCCCACTCGCCGCCTGCGCTGCTTCTTGCTCTCCCATCAACGCAAGGTTTTCCGCCGCGTTATCCTGTTCTTCAACTTGCGTTCGATCAATCGTCCGCTTCGCGTTTTCTCGCGCGACTTCCGCATTCATCTCAGCTACCTTCGCTTGATAGCTTGCTTGAGCAAATCCGATAATTCCCGAGAAGATTGAGCCAACTGCGCTAAGGGCTGCCATAGATCGGCCTCTTTATATAATATTGAAAACGACGGCCATTGTCAGGAAAGACATTTCCGTCAGGGGTAAATCCAAGATGACGAACGAAACGAATGTTTTTGTCGTTGTCGCAATCGACAACAAGTGAAAGATGGCCGCACTTCTTAACCAGCAGTCGAAGCCCGCGGTGCAAGAACCTCATCAGGCGCATGAAGCGGTGGGAGAACTCCGCGAAGGCAACTAACCAAATCCGATTGCCAAAGCCGAGAAAGGTCAACTTGTAAACACCGATAAGCAAAACCGGCTTTCCACCATACGTTATCAGCCAAGTTTTTGAGTTCTCTACAAGATACTCCGCCCGCTCCATCGCCCGGTCAACAGTTTGAAATTCTTCCTGCGCGTACTTACTTAACTTCGCCCCACGCGGAAATTTTTTAACCCTTCGAATTCCGATCATCGTCATCGTCTCCAGTCTCCGCATTCGTTAATATGCCAAGGAGTGAGGCAGGCAGCGGGTCTTCCTGCACGAAATAAAACTTATCCTCAATTTCCCACACCGGCTCAACCGAGGCAAAGGTGACGCCAGTGTGGAGTTGAGTCAACTCATTGTAGTTTTCATTCGTCCGGTTGGGCAACTCGTAGAGTTTCGTCAATGACGTACCGACCTTCAGTCCTCGAGATTGATTTTGCCACATACCTACGCCAACAATGTGCTTACGATCGAACTCAATCGGCGCCTGCGGAGTCGAAAGCGGAAGTGTTTGGCCGACGCAGGTGAATTTGAGCCCGATAACAGCCCGCGTCACTTCTACTCCAAGGTCAACTTCCCCACCCACGACTGTAAAATCGTGATAAACCTGTCCGTCGAGCAGCGCCGAGACAGTCATTCCTTCGAGGTGATCAAGTCCACTTACCACACTGACTGGCGCGTCAAGTGTCCAATCACCCTCGTCAATAATTGCTGGTGTTTCCGTCTCAGGAATTACTTTCGTCACATCAGTATCGAGCAACAATGTTGCTGAGGTCCCCGACGCGACGGCCGTCACCGTCCCTCTACCACCGCCGCCACGCCAGCGATAGCCTACCATCGCCCCGGTAAAATAATTTGCAACCGTTTCTACCACAACCTCCCCGGAAAGGGCGCTAACAGTGCAGGAGGTTGTTGGATAAGTTTCCGCCAGTGTAAGAGCGGCATCAAGCCCAACATAATCCTCAACCGAAACAAAATCACGAACAGTAAAGCTTTCAATGAATTTCCTCCTCCGGCCGTTTACAATTCGTTCAACCAGCAGGTAGCAACGGTCTCGTGCTACTTCCCTCACTTTTGCGAGCTGCAAGTAATATCCCTGCGTGGACCAATTTGTCCAGCCGTAGATTTCATGTTCCTTAACAATGCAGCCGGTGACGATTGAACCATCTGCTCTCACACCACAAATCAATCTATGAGGTGAACCAAAGTAGGCCCAGCTTTTAAACTTGTTCTTCTGCGTAAAGTAGTGGTTGGAGAGGATGGAAACATCGTTGCTGATGTAATTACGCTGGTAGTCGGAGTAGGCAAGAAGTCGAACCGCCTTGTTCTCGCTGTCGAGAATTGCGATGTCCTCGTTAATCTCCAGCGGCGGGACATCAGCAACTCCGATATAGGCCTGTCGATCAGCCGCCGCATCAACCGCGGTTACCGCCCCACTTGAACCGGAAAGCTGCCACAGGCCTGCCGCGGTCGTAATCAACAGTCCGGCCTTAGTTGGAACAAGGTGCTTTACTGGCTCCATAACCGGGGAGTCAATATCGAAAGAGAACGAGTCATTCGCAACAATGATGTTGCTGACATCGAAGTTTTCGTAGAGCCCTGGCTTGCTGCCAACGAGGCCGAGCGGGTGATTTGTGGTTCCGGCATAAATCTGCCGCTGCTGAAAGACGCATCCGACCGAGGGCTTGTTGCCGTCATCTGGAGTCAACTCAACGGAAAACGTCGCCCCAGCCCCGGTACTGACTGAAACAACCGGGGCGGTATAGTCCTGGCCGGAATTCGTAATGGCAATCGCCAGTACTTCGCCAGACTTTGAGATAATCGGAAAGCCCTCGAACCCCGACCCGTCCGGGTCAGCAATCGTTACTACCGCAGCCTGCGTATAACCAGCCCCCGGCGCCGTCACATTCACTACGTCAATACCTGCGTTTGCGAACGGATTTAACCCGAGTGGCGGAGTAACGGTAAAGTCAGGAACGATGTTGTTGTCGGTAAAGGTCGGTCCATACGCGCGCCCGATAAAGCCAAGCTGTTGCGCGGCAGTCATATTTCCATCTTTGGCGATGATCGAACGATACACGTTGTAGTAACGAATGTTGTTTTGAGGGTCCCACTCAATCCTCGCGTAACCAGTTGTGTTGGCGTAGTTACGAATACCTGTGATGAAGAGGCGCTTACTTGGAAGGCTTTCTTCACCATCAACGTCGACAGCGGTCACGGCGAAGATTACAGTTGAGTCTCCGTCGGTTGTATCACCATCGCCGGAAAGATTGTCGGGCCGGGGCACACTGTTGATGAAATTTGTTTTTGTAAGTGACCAGTTTGTGTGAGCGGTTCGTTTCAAATTGTACGGAACGAAAGTCCGCTCACTTGATGTAATGCGGAGCGTGTCACCGAGCTGGTGAGTAGTGATCGCCGCAAGTCGGTTCGGGCCGAAAGAGGAAACAAGAGTGTAAATGCGCGCAATGCTTCCGGTCCCGGAGATCGTTAGTGGATTACCGTCGATGTCAGTCAACTCGAAAGTATTGACGGTCTTATTCTCAATGACTCCGATCTTCCCAGCGGTCTGACCGAGGCCGAAAATCTTCACCCACTCATTATTCACATACCCATGAGCAGCAATTGTAAGGACATTTGCCGCGTGACTTGTTACAGTCTTTTCTGCTTCCAGCACATACGCGCCATCCTGCATAAAGCGAATGTAGTTGTCGCCGAAGATTACGAGGTAGGTATCCTCAATTGAATACGCGTACTGGAAAGGGACGATCTTGATGTTGTCTGAGTCGAACTCGATAAAGTCGTGAAATTCAGAGCCGGGCCGAGTTGACAACCCACCCTGATAATCTACGAACCAATTTTTCCCCTCACGAAGGGCAAGATCGTACTTCTGTAGGTCCGTTCGATTATGATAAGCGGGGGCCAGGACCCCAGCCACGTTTCCGAATTTAGTAAACTTCGCCATCAGACAGAACCTGAAACAAACAGCGGGCCGACCGGATAGACGAAACGATTAGGAAAGGCCGGGCCGGAGATGCCGCGATTTGAGAACCAGTCAGGGATAGACTCATAGTGAGTGAAATCGTTATTCGCTTCGTCCTGCCTCGCGATGAGGATTTGGCGATTAGCCTCCTCGACAAGGACCTGCGCCTTCCGCGAGCTTCCGGTCAGGGGTCGAGTCACCATCGCGGCCAGCCCGGCAAAAACCGCTGTAGTCAGCCCGATGTCCCAAAGACTCGTATCTTCCTCAACCTTCGTATAAACTAGAACCGGCGTTTCCGCATTCGAACTAATTGCGTTAACTGCCCCATACCGACTCACTTCAAACGGCGCATAGTCAGTAAAGTAACGAGGACGGCAGCAATCACTCGGCCTCGCATAGGCAAAATTCCACGGCGGGAGGGGATCGGCATTTGTCCAATCACTTGCACCGCGCTCTCTTAGCAGCCCCAGCCGCTCCGCTTTCTTCCCACACGCCCAATGCGAGGCGGCAAAGACCTGTTCCCTCACGGTCGGATAATACTGCCGACACAGTTCAGCCTCTCGAGATTTTTCATTAACATTCGAGAGGCTGGTTCGTGTACCGGCAAGACCGAGAGCGTTATTGAAGATTTCCACAACGCTTAATGTCATGATGACTCCTAGAGGTCGTCGAGGTCGCTCTCGTCTTCTTTGTTCTTTTCGGAGAAGGTACGTGACTCAGACTTTGTCACATTCTTCTTCCGATTAAGCTCACTCAGCGCTACCGGCTTCACCGGGATTGCTGCCACAACGTCTTCTACTTCAGTGATGATTTTCGCTGAAGCGGGCAGACGGTCCCGGTATTCCTCCGGGACCTCCTGACCATAACGAAGTGGCTTGTAGAGCTTGTCAAGATAGGCTTTATTCTTGAAGCGTACAAGCACAAATCACCTATCAGTTAGTTGCGTCGTTAAGCGCAATCCACTTCGCGTAGTCCTTTGTGAGGAACGCGTTGACTGCACCGGCGGTAACAGTCGTGGTAGCGACGGTGGCGAGAATGCCGAGGTAGCGCTCGTAGTTTCCCGGCGGCAGCCGCCTTGCCATGATAACGCCACCTGCGTTCATTTCCGCGTCGTTCGCCGCTGCGTCGTCGGTCACAAAGGCGCGGCTGACAATATGCGAGGTGCAGTTGGCAACTACGCCTGCGCCGAGGGTGGACAGAGAGTCACTGACCACGGTGAACTGGATCGTACCAGCCGCGCCGCCGGTAATGATTTCAGTTGTGGTCTGGATGACAATCCACATCTCTTCGCCGATACCAACATCTTCCAGAACTGAAAGGTCGATGACATCGCCAACAACAGTGGTAGTGCCGGACGCGAACGCCACACTCGTAGCGTCAGCAAACTCAAGAAGTTCGTCGAGAATCATTTCTATCTCCTTACACTACGAGGGCTTCGTCAGCGGCGAGGGAATCGCACCGTTTAACAGGAACTTCGTCAAACGCCATGACGCGCTTGCCTGCGACAGTGTCCATCGTCAGTGTGGACTGCTTCACCTTGGAAGTAATCTGACGACGAAGGAAACTGCGAGTACGCCTGGACATGTAGAAGACCGGACGGCCGATGGTGAGGCTCGGAACAATTTCCAAGGCCTGCGTCATGAGATCAACAAGATCGGCACCGGCGCTGGCGTCAGCGGTCAGCGCAGACTTGTCGATATTCGGAATACGGACTACATAACGCCAGTCGCGCAGGGTAAGACCTGCATCCATGCGGTAGTGAGTCCGGTAGGCTTCCATACGACCGCCAGCACCGTCGATGTTTTCAATCGTCACCTGACCCTTGTCGTTCATCTGCAGGCCTGCCTTGCTGCCTTTCGGGATAATCCCGTGGACAGTCTGCGGACCCCAAACAACCAACCAGATCGAGGTATTGTCCGTGCCGTTACCGCCGCCGACGATGATGTTCTCGGCGTTATCAGCGGAAAGGGAATTGTACCGCGGGACCAGCCCCGTGAACTTTTCCGGTTCCGTCAATTCACTCGCGTAGAACAGGGCGTCAGCCAGTGACTGCGACATGCCTTCAATGTGCGCGTAGTCCTCGCTTGCGCGAAGAGCGGCAACATTGCCGTTGAGATCGGCCAGAGCCTTGTCAACTTCAGCATACGCTTCCATCATACCGCAGCTGTCAGTGACCTGACGAGTCGTACCCTTGTTCGGCTGGACGCCGCCGTAGAGCTTACGCCAAGTCGGGTCAGGGATACCAGTGCGGATCGTGGTGCGATGGCCGGTGGTGAGGTTGCCCTCCTGCCAAACCATGTCATCGAGGACTTCGTTCGTTTCGTTCAGAATCTCAACGATCTCGGCAATCTTGCCGTCAGGATCGCTTGCTTTCGCTACGTCGAGTAGCGTCGGCCACTTTACTGCAAGTACTGACATTCTCAATTATCTCCAAAGAGAATTTGCGCTCGGGTTCGGGCAGGGGTCGAGGGCTGGATTTTGACGGGATCAGGCCCCGGCTCATTCAACACTTGACTTACCTTGTGGAGGAACTTCACAATTGCAGGATGATTTCCTGCGCCTGTGTAGTCAAACGCCTCCTTCGTCTTTTCATCACCAAAGCGGGTTACAAGTTTGGCAATGCCGCCAAGCGCCGGTTCGAGCTTTCCGTTAGCGAATTCTGGATCACTACGGACTTGCTCTTCCCACTCCTGGTTCAACTTAACGAAAGCCTGCGTGCTCTTGTCAGAGAGGTCTTTCATTACCTGCTTTTGCAATTCAATCAACTTAATGCTGCGGTCCTTTGCGGTAAGCGCCGGGTCATTCATCAAGTCTACGTAGGATTTGAGTGTGGGGTCAGCCGCGTCAAATCCTTCGATCTCCTTAAAGTCTTCGATTGTGAGCGGAGTGGTTTCTGCCTTCGGCTCAACTTTTGGCTCTTCCTTCGAAGGCTCTGCCTTTGCTACCGCATCGCCGATAAGAGATGCAGGTTCAGTCGGCGGAGTCGTCGTCGGAGGAGTCGCTTCCGGCGTCGGCGAGGGTTCTGGCGTCACTGAGTCGCTCATTTTCAAGTTCCTTTAACATTATCATATATTTATCCGGGGCGACAGTGAGAAGGCGCTCGAGCACACGCTGTGCGACATTCAACTCACCGCAATTAAACATGGTGGATAAGGCCTGACCAGTGAACGGATTATTTCCGAGTCGGCCGAGCGTAAGCAACCAATTAACGAGTCGCCGCCCCTGCGCGTGAAGCATAAGGGCGGCCAAAGCCTCGTCAATTTCTTTCTCGCGAGCACTTCGCAAAGCGTTGACTTTGTTGGTTGCAGTGCGAATAGCTCGATCATTATCCATGCGCGGATCGTATCACAGTGGAAGGAACTTTGCAATAAGCCATATCAAGAACTGAGCAGTTGTTGAAGAGCGGAAGACCCGCCTCCAACCGGGGTTTCCGAAAGCGTCTTGCCTGCGTCGACAAGAGCGGTACCCTGATTGGCCATTTCTCGCGCCTTGAGCATTTCCTCTTGCGCCTGTGTCCGTTCCGCGGCCTCCTCGATCGACATAACATGCTTGGCCTTAACGCCGATGTCTCGCCCGTAGTCGCGGATGAGTTCATCCCAATTCGGAATGTTAATTGCGTCAGGGCGGATAGCGGCGATTTGCCCGATGAAGGCAAGCCAGCGTTCGAGCGGGGCTGCGCCTACGGCAGACTGCGCGGCGGATAGGATAGACACGTACTGAATTTCGAGTTCCTCGCCAGCAAGTTCCTCTGGCGCAGGCGGAAGCAAGTCAGCCCGTGTCATGATCCCGTAAATGCGAGAAATGGCCTGATCAAGGCCCTCGTTTTCTGTTCGTTCGAGAACCGGGCCTAGGAGAACGAGTTTCTCTTCTCGCCTCGCGTCGATTTCCGTTGCGGTTCGAACTGTTTCGAGTTGAGAAATCATCTTGAAGAGATCGTTGTGGAAAAATTCCCGAATACGACCTTGAACCTCACGAATATCCATCGTGATTTCCTGGATCGGTGGAGTGATCTGATAGACAGGCTTAGCACCGACGTTGTTGATGCCTGCAACGAAGGTCATCCCGCCGGGCAACAGCGCGGTCGGCCGGTGTTGGAGTTGAATATCTGCAACGAGAGGCGGGCGGATCATGTAATCAAGTGACTGCCCCTTGCGTTTCTGTTCGTGCTGAAGCTGAATGATGTCGCCGAGCGCGTCCATACCGGGGCTGGACCCGTACGCGTCATTTCCAGCCACTTCCCAACGGGGGAAAATTCCCGGCAACTCGTTATAGCCCCGAGCGGAGAGAACCTCGTCGCCGTTTATGGCCGTACCTTCACTCGCGGCGGAGTCGATCCAAAAAAGTTCCCGGAACTCAAACATCTTCGGAACCTGCGGGATTTTCCCATCATTTGCCTCAACGAGGTGAGCGACAGTGTAGGTCTGAAGTTGCTTTGCGTCCTTTGCTTCTGCGTTAAGTTTGACCTGCCACGGAAGATTTTCTACACCGAAACGATCAGCGCACTGCCGGGCGGTGTAGACGAATTTCCGCGCGAAGGTATTGACCAGCCCGGTTGAGCTATTGCCGAGATAGTACTCACCAAGCGAAGCGTTGTAGCAACGGAAGACGGACTTATAGTCTTCGTAAATAAGAACCGCGCTGGTCCCGAAAATCGCCAGATCAAGATACATCGTGGCGAGTGAATTGTAGAAATTCGTGTCGGCCATCGCTTGCAAGATAAGTCTCTCGACCTCATCCAACCAGCGGCGGACCTGATAGTTATTCGCATCCATATTCCGCTTAAGGCGAAGCTTAAACCACGGCCGACTTGGACTTGTGATCCCGTTCAGCATTCCGCTGGCGAGAATCCTCGCGGCATTTGTGGCTGTTCCGTCGATGATGTTGGGATTTTTCGTCATCATCTTTCGGCGTTCATTATCGTTCATGAGCCAGGCGTACCGGGTCGGGAGAATAAAATCTGCCAACTCGCGCCACATAGCTTTAAACGGCTGGCGTTCTGTTTCCAGCGCCGCAAGCAGATTTTTCTTTTCCGTCAGTACGCCCGGCGAAACTTTCACATCGCACCTCCGATCAGGGATCGCTTAGAAGTCTTGGCCTTGGTCGTAAGACCACTCGCCGAGCCGGTTGAAACAAGTGACTGAAAAGGCTTGAAGCCCCGATCACCAGCGGCAAGAACACTTGCGTCCGCGTTTGTCGGGGTCGAGGGAGGCGGCGGCGGCTTTTTAATCGACGGCATGAGGAATGACATTATGAAGCTATCCTTTCACGTGCGTAGGGGTCGTAGTCTTTTTCTTCCACAACTTCAATTTCCAGTGCCTTTGAATAAAAAACCGGAAGCGCGAAAGTACAGGCGAGGGCGTCGGCCATGTTGGGAGACGGGACTTGGCGACGGCGCATGTCTTTTTTCGACTCGAGTTGAATCTCTTCGGTTCCGGTAAGGGTGTAGTTGGGGCCGGTTAACTCGTCAACGAGGGTGGTTTCGTTCCCCCGGACGAACTCTGGAATGGCGCCTTCAACAAGCCAGGCCCGCATTGCGCCCCAAATTTCGGCCCTCTTGTTCTTGTACTTCGTCCCATGATCGTCGTAGAAATTCGAGCCGTCAGACTTCGAACCAAAGTCAACAGCAATGACGGGGATGCGAAGCTGGCGAAGTCGATCGACCACACCGCCGCCGACACCGCCGGAGTCAACGAAGACTGTAGTTGCGTTATGCTTATGAAAGGCTCGCATGATCGCGGCGACCAAGGTCATCGTATCGACCTTCTGATAAATCTCAACCGGGCGGGACACCGCGTCCCTGCCGCAGCGAGGATAGATAACTGAAGGGTCGTCGCCGAAGCGACCTACGTCAACTCCGAGAACAACGTGGTCCATCTGGACTTCTATTTCGCGGTTAACCGCCGCGCGCGCGAGGTCGAACGCGATGAAGGACTCCGCGTCAACCCGCGGAAACTGCCCCTTCACGCGGACGCGGACAAAGTCGTGGTCCTCGCCGTAGTCGGCGATCCACTCAGCAATTTGCTTTTTGTTCGTAAACCGAACACTGCGGGAGTCAATTGCCGCGCTGTGCCAGCGCTTGGCGAATTTTCCACCTGCGAAGCACTCCCGGAATCTTCCCTTATTTCTCGTCGGGTTTCCGAAGACGGCCCAAATAATCTCGGTTCCCTCGTCAGTAAGTGCGCCCTCGGTAACTTCCCAAATCGGATCAGGGATAGCGGAAGCTTCGTCAAAGATCACTACGATGCGGCGGCCTTGATTGTGCAAACCTGCAAACGCTTCAGTATTTCGCTCTGACCACGGAACCATATCGAAGCGCCAGGTTTTCTCGTGGTCAGGATCGACCGAGAACAGCGCGGTTGCAGTCATCTTGAACATATCTTTGGTTAAGCAGCGGCGATACCAGACCGCGAGCTGAACCCACGTTTTCGTTTTCAACTGGTTCTCGGTATTTGCCGTAACCACCCCGATGCAGCCAGGGCAGGTACACATCGCCCACAGGATGATCCACGCAACGAGGGCGGACTTACCAATACCGTGGCCGGAGGTTCGCGCGAGGCGAATAGCCCCCCGCATGTCGATCAGGCCCTGACCGAGTTGCGTCAGGATTTCCCGCTGCCATTCTTCCGGCCCTTCATGCAGCTCAAGTTCCCCCGGCTCTCCCCAAGGAAACGCCCACAGGACAAAACCAAGCGGGTCGTGGGTGAACTCGGCTAGCTTAAGAAGGACTTCATCATTCACTTTTGTTATCATCCAAAAGCGGCCAGCACTGACCGACAATAATTGGACCGTAAACTTCGCCAATGCGGTCTTTCAGCCCGCTGGCCTGCGTTACAGTAATCTCCACAACCGTCTCGTTGTGGATTTTCGTGGCGAGATTGTACGCCTCAAGTTTCTGATTACCATTCCGGGGTTTCTCTTGAATTTCGGCAAGAAGTGCCTCAACGGAAATGAACCCAAGCGTAACGACCTTGTCGTTTTCTGGATTAAGCTTGAGCGGCTCTTTCGTTTTAAAGTCCATCAAAACCGCGCCGAAGTCAATTTTCATATCAAGTTCCCATATAACCGTGGTTAATTCCCATATCTTTCATGGCCTTCATCGACTGCGTGACATCACGAACAGCGTCCATGACGGCTTGCATCTCAGCCTGTACGTAGCCAGCACTTGCCGTGCCGGAATAGGTTGCGTGAGAGGCCTTGCTGGCGGTGCCTGTGTCGGCGGCCCAGCCAGTATCGCGGGCGCCTAGAACCTTTGTTCCTGCGATGCGGATATTGGGGGAAGCCGTCATGTCCACACCGAACCGCTCTGTCGACGTGTCGAAGAAGCCGAGAATGTTGGCAACGGTGTTGTAGGATTGGGTGATGGTCCCGGTTGAATTCCAGCCGAACTTTTCCCCGGTGTTGATACGCATAGCCAAGCCGGAATACGTGCCGGACAAGATAAGGCCATTTGTGCCATTGCCTGTCACCTGAAGATGCGTGCCTGTCACGTTCCCTGACATTAGGATCGAGCGGCCACCATTGGTGTTGATGTGGATCGCATGATCGATCGGGTTGGTGTTGCCAGATATGTCTCGGATGACGATGCCAGTTCGCCATGTGCCGTTTGACCGGGACGGAATGTCATTGTGAATATGGATTGCCGCGCCGCCGACAACCTCGCCGTAATTTCCGGTTGCGGTGTTCCATCCAGACACACTGGTATTCGTGATGGGGATATAGACCTGTCCCCAACGGGCGCCTGCATAGCGGCCTGACGTTCCGATCTGATTGACGGTCGGATGATCGTCGCCAACCGCCATGACATTCGTTTCAGTTCCAATTGTTCCGGTAACTGTCGAACTTGTCGCGGCCTTGAATTCATCACGCGCCTGAAAATGGCTGGCGAATAATCCCGCACCACCGTCCACCATCTTGAAGGACGTTCCCGACACGGCAGTCGAGCCGTTATCAGCCGTGGTGTTGTAGCTGTAGATGACGCCAGCAATTGCCCATTCTGTTTGCGCGTTCGAGTCATACTTGATGGTTTCGACATGCAGCGCGTGAGGGTTGGTTTTTCCGTCATTCGTATTCACCCACCGGCGAATATCAACAACGCGCTCGTCGTCGCGGTAGGTTGTGTTTTGCAGAAAAAACGCATGGACCTGCGGGATATTCTTGAAATTGTTGGTCGGCTGCGTGACCGTGACGAATGGCAGATACGTCCCGCTTTCCTTGGCATTGTCCGCAAGGATAAGAGTCGGATGCGGGAACGCATTGATCGCCCCGGAGATAAAATAATCTCCGTTCTTGAGAATTTTAATTCCATTGTCAGCGATTGAGGAATTGATCGCAACTCGATCATTCGTAACCCCATCGCCCTTCGCGCCGTGGAAGGTCGGGCTGGAATAGGCAAGAACTGCCGCGGTGGGAATGGCGAGAATAGTCGCAGTCCGGCGAAGATTGCCAAGTTGATCCTGCAATCCTTTAATCGTCGGGCCGCCAACTTTAGCTTTCATTCGGCACCACATCGATAACAGGCTTTGCCGTCATGGCAAGATGGCGTTTCCGGGCGGACTCGAGTCGATCGGCGAGGTTGATATTCACGTTCACTTCCTGCCGCGAAGTGGCGGGGGCCAGCCCGAGTCGATCTGAGCCAAGTTTAATCAGTGCTTCCAGTTGTGCAATGCTCATCTTCTCCCGAAGTTTATCATCGGTGAAGCGCTCAAGCAACTCATCCGTTGCTTCCATCGAGATGGCCTGGAGCTTCACGATTAGAAGTTCTTTAAACTCCTCGAGTTCCCCCATGTAGTATTTGACGAGGTCTTGAAAAGACGGGTCCTCCTGCACGGCCTTCGCGGCCTGCAGTCCGTAACCGGAAAGCATCGCGGCGTGGGATAACTCGTGGCCTTTAGCGATGTACCTCGCGAGAAGCTGATGCTTATAATTGAGTCGCGAGATCGGGCCAGCCGCGTCAATTAGACGAAGCTCACTCATTTGTTCGGCGGTTAGAGTTGGAAGACTGGCTAGATTTGTCATGTTGGTAATCTAACACAGGAAAGAATGGAGTGCAATATGGCTGTTAATCGGGAAGGACAAGCCATATCAAAAACTCCTAGGCGGCTTTTGCAATCAGCCGCTTCTTGCCATCGGCCTGCACGCAAGAGCCCTCCCAATACTGGAGGTACAGGGCGATGCCGATGAGGTAGTAGAGCTTGGATAGGTTGAATTCCGTATGCGTCACCAGCCACGGGCTCGGAATGTAACTGACCATGCGCGGACGGGCGAAGCGATGCGGGATCAATTCGGTGTCGGTATTCGGCACGCCGCCAGAGGTCGTCGCTCCGGTGTCGCGCAGCATCGTTTCGAGGTAGTTGTAGACGTTGGCGTTGCTGTTGTAGGCGCCGGGGTCGATCAGCCAGTACGGATAAATGCCCGCAGGCGGTACGTCGCCAGAGGCCTGCTTGTCGATGTACAGCGTGTTGCAGGGCGAGCGAGCGCCGTGGCCGATGCACCAGCACATCTTGATTGGGTTGACGCCGAGCAGGAAGGCATAGGCGTTTTGTATGTTTTTGATGTACTTGCTAACGTCCGCATGGGCCTTCGCCTGCTCATGGGTGTCGCCATTGATGTTGCGACGATCCAAATACGCCTTGTTGTGACAGAGGATCGAAAGGGCCGTGTTCTGAAACACGGGCTGCGTCGTCCCTCCGAAGGGCTGCATCGTGCCGCTGTTGCGGAAATAACTGAACGAGCGGTCGTTGATGGCATTGTCGGTAATTGTCCACGAGACGACGGCGGTTATTGCATTTGTGTAGAGGTCCGTCAACTGGCTTGCGGTCGCCCCCGGTGCGAGGCCGTAGATGTAGGTACCCCACCCTCTGTAGCCCACCGCATCACGGTTTGCGTCGTGGAATGTCTTGTAGGCTGTGTTGCCGGTGAGGTTGAAAAGGATGCCAGCGGCAACGGCGGCGTCCTTGGAATTGTTCGCAGGGGTGAAGCCGTGAACAGTCGCCTTGAAGTCCCACATCGAGCGGAATGCGACCTGCGTTGGCGTGAACTTGCCTGTATCTGGAGTGTATGAACCATAACCGGTCGCGTTGACGGCGGTGGTGTTGGTGCTGTCATACACGACAACGTTGTTACCATCCTGCCGCAAGCAGTAGGTAACGCCGTTCATCACCGCATAGCCGCCAGTGAAGCCCGAACCCACCCACTGCTTTCCATCGACGGACGTTAGCGGCAGGACGCCGATGGGGTGTTTTGTAAAGGTGAGGGGGTTGGCACTGACGAGCGTCGTCGGTTCTTCGGTATAGAGCAGCCGCGCATCGTCGTGGTAATCGGCCTCGTGGGTCTGGGCGAGGATGGTCGTGTGGTAGGAGTAGGCCAGTTCCGCCGAAGCGAGGTAGAGGTTGGAAAGCGTGGTTTCGCCAAGCTCCTTCAGGTGCCACGCAAGCATTGCTGCGACATAGGCATATGCACACGTCGATGAGTCGTCGGGGGCCATCACCAGCCAGCCCGTGTTCGTGTCGTAGGAAGGCTGCGGCCCCATGCGAACCGGGAACTCTGACAGGCCAACATTGAACTGCACGGCGGAATAAATACCGCCATCGACGGCCTGCGTCCTGCGGAATGGTTCAAGTTCCCAGATCACCGCCTCAAGCCAGTCGCAGAAGAACTTGCGCGGATAGTTGGAAGTCGCAATCGTGTCTTTCGATGCCGGGAAGTTGGCATTCACATAGCGGGAGGCTTTCGGCACGAGCGCCATCGGTCCCATCAAATGAGCCATTTCAGCGAGATGGCCCATCTGCGGAATGCGATCCCAATCGCCAGCGTCCATGTAGCCGCCCCACAGATCATTGACTGTGCCGCTGATGAAACGGTCTGCGGCGGGAAATGCCGTAAGCCGCCCCTGAGCCTGCTCGTTCCAGAAGTGATGCGGCATTGGCGTGTAGAGGATGCGCGTCACGCCGCCAACGCCAACCTTGGCAGAGGCCTGCCGCGTGATACCGAAGCGGCCATCCTTCGCCATGCCCATCGCCTGGTGGTAGAGACCTTTCATGCCAGCGGCGGCGACACGTGCCCATGCGGCGTTATCGATGTAGATCGGGTCTGAGACGCCGAAGTTAGGGATATAGAGCTTATAGACGCCTTCAGGCAGGACAGCCGTCGAGAAATCAAGTTCGAAGGTGTGTGTGCCTGCGTAGTTGACATCGTAGAACGGCGTGACCTTGCCGCCGCTGATCCACGCAGTCGCACCGGTTGTGTTGAGCGGAATGGTGAGATTGTTCGGGTCTGTAACCGTGACAGTGTAGTTGTTCGCGGCGTAGAGCTGATCACCGCCCGAAGCGAAAACACCGCGGACGCCAAGCACACTTACCTTGTCGCCGGTAGTGCGTCCGTGGCCCGGCACCTGAATGCTGGTCGGGTTGCCGGGCGTGACGCCCGTGATGGCAACGCCGTAGGCCAGCGGGTCTGCCGAAATGCTGTCAAGGGTCGTGCTCTTTTCTGCGGTCTGGTTTCCGATGCGAAGGACAGGAGCAGAGCCCTTCGACCACACGATTGTCCCGGCCTCATTGATCAGGTGATAGTCGGTGATCGAATAGTCAGCGAGGAAGTTTACCGAGCCATAGTTCGTATATTGCGGAATGTACTGGCAGAGGGTGCCGATCTTGCTTTCGTCGGTTGGCTTGTAGCCGATCTGGTTGACGCCGATGGAACAGCACCGTGTCGTCTTGTCGTTGAGGGTGAAGTTGATTGGTGATGTGGCCAGCCCAGCCGGGAATGTCAGCGTGTAGCTGCCGTCCGCAATGTCAGAGTTGGCCTTGAGGTAGATATGATACTCGAATGAGCCGACATAGCGTTCGTCGTCGGTGGTCAGTGAATAACCCGTGGAGCCTACATCATAAACGTCTTTCTGAAGCCCAACAAATGTCAGCGTTTTCCCGGTGAGGGAATAGTTCGCAAGGTCGAGTGCCGCCGATGAACTTCCGCGAGGGCCGGGGAAATAGTCGGCATCCTTCACCTTATCGAGGTTCTGGCCGACGACATACTTGCGAGATGCGCCAACGCCGGTCGAGAGCTTGACGGCAAAAGCGGAGTTGGCGGTGTAGTTCGGACTGTGTGCACCGTTGAAATACTGGCTCGTTCCCGTGCCGTTGGTGATCATGAGTTTGAACGTCGATCCCGACACGGCTTTGACCTGACCGCTTGTCGAGACTTCGGTCTTACCCTCCGCGTTGCCAGATATGCGGATGTAAGTGTCGTTTGCCCCCGGTACGGCCTTCGCCAGCGTGAAGATGGCTTCGGCGTCATTCGAGACACTGACAATGTTGATCGGCTCAAAGACGCCACCGGATTGCGTCTCTAAGGCGGTTGCCGCACGAATCGGCATGTGGACGATGGCAGGCTCGCGCAGTGTCACACGGATAATGTTCGGTGCGGCTCGGCAGACTTCAAAGAGGTCCATTATCGGTCATATCCTTATAAATGCTTATGGTCCCCAAATCGCGCCGCACGCGGCAAATTCTGTGGCAGCGGCGGCGGTGACTGTCGGGTCAAGGTCGCTGCCGTAGTGATGACCGCTTGCGGAGCGGATCGTTCCAGAACCGCCAGACCATGTGTCAACGTCAGTCGTGGCGGAGGGGAATGTGAAGGCGTTGTTGTATTGGCTCGCCGCCGAAAGGATCATCACGCCGCCAGTCGGGATATCCTGCGTGCCGGTGCCATTTCCGCTCGCACCACTGAACAGGACTTTCGTTGTTCCGTAGCCTGTTCCGTCTTTGTCGGTGCCGACTGGTGTGTTGTTCACGCCGGACAGAATGTGGACAACGACGTCGATGTTGTAGATGTTGCCCGATGAGGTCACTACGATGGACTTGGTGCCACCACTGGTGACGTCGATCCGGTACATAGCGGTTTTGGAGAAGTACCCGCCGCCAGGATTGTGTTCGACGACAAGTGTGGCCCCATTGGTATCGACCGTGACGCCCGTGATCGTGTTGCCTGCCGCCGTCTGGAAGAAGTTGATGCAAAGGACTGCGGTCTTGGTTGAGCTGATGGTGCCGAAATCAACGGAATGCGTCGATGAGGTCGTAACGCCAGCGTCCCGCATGTGGTGCCCGGCGTAGGTATGGAGAGCCGCTGGCGTGTCGGTTGTGAAGCCATCGGCACTTGAGACGGTCGATTGCTGCGACGAGGTGTTTTCGTGCATGTAATGGGCATAGTAAGCTGTGGACGCCGTGAGCCCGGTAAAGCCGCCGGTGATGGTCTGCACTCCGCTGCCTGTGACAGCCTGCGATGCTGTATCGACTGCCGCCGCTCCTGTATGGTCTTGCCCCGCCTTCACTTGTGCCGCAGATGGCGGCGTCGAGGACGTGGTGATGACGGCATAAAGCGTGCCATTGGTGCCCGTTGTCGATACCGTGCCGCTGCCTGTCGTGGTGCCAGTCGCAGTATCGGTCGCGAGCGAGAGAACCGGAGCAACGGAGGTCAGCGTGATCGTCTCGATATTGCTCTTGCCGACTTCGACGGAAGCGCGTGTCAGCCAGAACTGCACGTACCATGTGCCCGTTGCCCAATCGCCGCCGAAGTCGAAAGTACTGTCGAGAGTAATGGCCCCCGTACCGGGATCAACAGCGATAATCGTGGCCTGCGCTGACGTGTATGTCGTCACGGTCGGGTCTGATGGCGAGCGCCGCTCCTCCACCACGTCATTGACAGCGAATTCCAGGCTGTCGAGCGCAAAGTCGGGCGTCAGGTCGAGCGTGTCGCCGTTCCATGTGAGCGTGACGTTTTCGGGAACGGCGCCACCGCTCGGAGGGGCCGTGTTGACTGGCGGGGTGCCGCCAAGAAGCAGTCGGCGGGTGCTGCGTTTCACAGCGGCAACAGATTCAACCGGAGGCGCAGGTTTGTGGCGGCCGTGTAAGTCGGCGTACCAGCGCCATTAATAGCGCCAACGTAGAGAGGGCCAGGCGGACAGATAATTCCCAGCCCGCTCTTGTGCGCGATACTCGCGTCGCCAAGGTCGATGTAATCAGTAGTTGCGATTGAAAACCAGGCGAAATCAGTTTCAATAGCGCTTACCGTTCCACTCGGCGCTGCATTAATCGTTCCGTGGGAGGTTAGCGCGGTGGAAAGAAAAAAACTCATCGCGGCAGACTGCCCAGCCCGGTCGTTGAGTACGATGCTCTGCAGTAGCAAAGGCTTCGAAAGGCTCGTACCAGGAACAAGAACCGGGCCTGACAGCAAATCTCCGGCCGCATAAATACTTGTATCGACAACGAGTGTAACTTCATACATGGGGAGTTCTCCAGCCAGCCCCGGTATCCTACCACAGAAAAACGTTCGGTGCAAGATATGGCTCCTCCCCCTGACGCAACAGCCATATCCCAGCCCCCGGTATGGCTTCCCCTCCACCCCATTTTATTTTATTTTTTAAGAGGTTAAGAACCATATGGAGTTAAAACTGTATGTAATTTGCGCAGGGGTTGGGTCGGGGGTACCGGGGGGTACGGCCTCGCCGGGGTACACCCCCGCCTGGCGCGAACGATGGGGGGTGGGTGGGTATGAGTTTTTAAATCCTATCCTAGGAATGAGTCTGTCAACGTTTCGTTTCCGAAACAAAAAATGGCGGTGAAAAAAGCTTTTGTTATCAATGAGTTACACTAACACTTGACAGTCGTGCAGGCTCAAGCCGATAATAAAAAGAAAAACGCAAAAATCCAACGGAGTCAAAAATGGCAAATTATCTTGTAAACGGAACTCATCCACATCCTGATTATAGGTTGCAGGATGCTATCATTGATGTGCGGGAAAATAGCGGCGAAGGTACGTATTATGCGAAACACGCATTGCTTGGCTGCGGTAAGGATTACAAATCGCCAGAGGCCGCAATTAGGGGACTGTGCAGCGCCAATGCTGTAAGTGTAACTAAAGTTGTGAAATGTGAAGACTAGCGGGAACGCTAAATATGCCTCACGAGTTGGGGCATATTTGGGGCAAACCGCCCAAAAAAGGAGTCAAAATTATGACAAGCTCGGAACGCTTTATCGCGCGGCTGTTGGCTATCCCAGGATGGCGGGAAGAAAAGCCGTTAAAAAAGTATCGCGTGTTTGCATATCTTAACAGCAATCGGCGCATATTGATTGGTGTGCGATGCGCTATTCGGTCCGCCCACGTAAATAAACTGTCGGAAAATGCGTCATGCGGTCATACTGAGGTAACGCAACCGGAAAATCTTTGGAAGAAAATGTAAGCGGGAACGCTAAATAGATCGGCTGGTCCGGTCTATTTGGGGCAATCCGCCCAGGACGGCGCACATGCGCCAAAGGAGTCATGAAAAATGTCAAATTTGATTAAACTTGAAGGCTCGTTGAAAGTCGATTGCGGAAAGGGTTTGGAATTTGTTCTGCAATTGCAGAATATCCACGAAAACGCGGTGGAAAATTTCTTGCTTCGTGGGGCAAAAGCCTGTTTGCAAGATTGTCACGCAAATATCACGCTTGATAGTGTGAACGGCGATGAAAAGGCGCAACGGGATCAATCGCTCGCCGCGATTGAAAAGTATGTTTCCGCGCTTTATGCGGGAACGGCGCGAATTCGTGGGGTTTCGCGCGGAGTCGCAAGCGACTCGATGTCAGCGTTTAGAATTGCGGCGCTTCGTGATCTTTTCAACGCAAAACA